CGTCATCCCGCCCAACGTCCTGGCTCTGAACGCCATCACCGGGGAGCACTGGTCGAGCCGCTGGTGGGCTTATCAGGCCCATGCGGCCGTCGGCGGGATGCTGTATTACTACTATTTGGGGCCATATCCGGCTCCTCCGACCAAGCAACAGGATGGAACACCCATAGATATGGGTTCCATCTACTATGATACCACTCAACAGCAGATGTATGTGTGGAATGGAACGACTTGGCAGGAGTTTGGAACACCTACAAAGGCCGTCACGGCGTCTTTGTTCTATACTGCGACCGCCGGGCAGACGGTTTTCTACACTTCGACCGCCGATATGTTCGGAAAGGCGCATGTTCTTGATCCTTCGGGCAAGGAAGGCATCGAAACCTACGTCAACGGCATCCGAAAGACGCCAAATAACGACTTTACGGTCGCTGCGGGGCCTTCCACCGTCACTTTGACCACTCCGGCGACCGCCGGGCAGATCGTCAGCTTCGATATTCTGGTTCCGGCGTCGAAATTCTCTGCCGCGACCGTTTTGATCGCGAAAATCAAGCCCTGGACCTTCGACGGAAGCACCACGACCTTCCCTTTGCTGGATATGTCGAGCGTTCAGCAGATCGCGACCGACACTTCGCAGCTTTTGGTGGTTTTGGACGGCATTCCGCAAGAGCCCGGCGTGGATTTCACGCTTTCGGCTGACGGACACAGCGTGATTTTCGATGTGGCGCCTCGCGCCGACGCGAAATCGCACTGCATCTTCTTTCTGGGGCCCTCGGACAACATTATTACCGGCCCGGTGGGCCCTGCGGGGCCGCAAGGCATCCCTGGACCAGCAGGACCGACCGGTCCCCAGGGCCTACAGGGCCCTCAGGGCGTCAAAGGCGACCTTGGGCAGACGGGAGCCCAGGGACCACAGGGCGTTCCCGGAAATACGGGCGCCACCGGCTCCCAGGGGCCTGCCGGGCCGACCGGGCCTCAGGGACCACAGGGCATCCAGGGCCCTGCGGCCAGCGTCTCGCGCACCACCCCCGGAGACGCGAACTACACGGTCCTGGCCACGGATCGCTACGTCGTCACCACCTCGCCGCTCACGGTGCCGCGAACCTGGACCCTGCCGGCCGCCAATGCGGTGAGCCCAGGGCAGTCCATCGTCTTCGAGGACGCCGGAGGCGCCGCCTCGGGCGCCAGCACCCTCACCATCAAGGCCGCAGGCACCGACACCCTGAATGGCGTGGCCGCAGGCACCGTCGTGATAGGTTCTGGCACGCGCCAGGGCTTCACCCTCTATTCGGACGGCGCCACGGCCTGGAACCGCTCCAATCCGGCGCCTTTGGCCCTCGACAGCTCGGTCATCAACGCCACGCCAATCGGCGGCACAACCAAGGCGAGCGGCGCCTTCACGACCCTTCTCGGGCAAAGCGCGAGCGCCAACGCGCTCAGCGTCGGGCGCCAGGGCGTCACCAATCCCGGCCTCAATGTGGATGCTTCGGTTGCCTCATGCGTGACCGGCTTCAATGTCCGCTCGCTGGCCGCCGGCAGCGGTGCCTCGCTACAGGCGAGTTCGAGCGCGACCAACGAAAATGCAGTGATCGACGCCAAGGGATCGGGCGTCGTCACTCTCGGCGCGAACTCGACAGGTGGCGTCAGCCTCGCCTCGGGCGGTGGCCCCACCACCGCCGGGCCGATCATCACGACGGCGCCGCAGTTCGTCGCCAGCATGGGCATCGCGAGCAACATCTCGATTGCGGCAAGCGTCGCCTCGAATGCCCTGACCGTCACCGTCAACGGCGCCGACGGGAACCCCCTCTCGGCCTCGAACCCGGCCTATTTCCCGGTCCGCGACAACAGCCTCACGACATCGGTGCCGACCTGGGCGGTGCGGACCCTGCCGCTCTCGATCACCCTGCCGGCCGGGTCGACCATGGGCATCCCGGCCAACACCTATTTCCGGTTGTGGCTGGTGGCCTTCATCTCCGGCGGCGCCGTGTCGCTGGCGCTCTATCAGTCCTCGGTCGCCTCAGGCACCTGGACCATCAGGGCGCTGAAGCCAGGCCAGGATGTCGTGAGCACCACGCTCATCAGCGGGGCGGCGACGAGCCCCGGCGTCTTCTACGGCACGAGCGGCCTGTCCAACCGCCCATATTCGGTGCTTGGCTTCCTTGAGTTCGCTCCGCAGGCGACGGCCGGCAACTACACGGCGGCGCCTTCCAAGATCGTGCTCTACCAGCCGGGCGTGCCGATGCCGGGCGACCGGGTGGGCCTCGGCGCCATCAACCAGGGCGCCGGCGGGAACTCGTCCTCGACGACGCCGGTCGAGACCAACGGCTCTCGCATCACCTATTCGATGCAGTTCCAGGGGAATTTCACCGTAGTCTCGTATACGGCGGCCGCGAACAGCTCCGTCCTCGCAAGCACGAACACGAGCTGCACGGTCGCCTTGAGCAAGGTCGGGGTCGGCAACCTCTCATCGCAGGTTGTTTCGGCGACCTCGGCATCGGGCGGCCTCGCCGCTCAAGGCGCGATCTCGATGCAGTCCATCGACCTGCCGAACAGCGCCTCGCAAGCCTATTGCCTGAACCAGAACACCAGCAGCGCGAGCGCGGCCTGCGGCGTGGTCAACGTCAACGGCCGCGTCGAGGAGCTGATGGTATGACCATAGCTCTGCCGATCAGATGATCGGAGAAAGCGTCACATGACGAACCGGGCTCAGACGATCCGCTCCTCGGTGGCCGGCAACCGCCCTGCGTCGGGATCGCGCGCGCCGGGCGAGCTGTATACGAACTGGCCCGATCTTCAGCTAGGAGTGATCGACAGCTCGAAGAACCCCCTCGACCTGATCGCCATCCGCTTCTTCTCGACCGGCGCCAGCTACGCCATCGGCGCCTATGTCGTGCAGGCGGGAAACCTCTACCGCGCCAAGAGCGCCGTGACGCCGGCGGCCTTCAACGCCACGCAATGGGATCGCGTTGCCCTCGTCACCGACAGCTTCCCGCAATATCTGCTCCTGACCGGCGGCGTGCTGTCCGGGAGCCTCACGCTCCCGGGCGCGCCGGCGAACCCCAACGAGGCGGCCACCAAGGCTTATGTGGATGCGGCCATCGCCGCCACCATCCCGCCGGTGGCCTCGGTGCCTGCGGGCGCCATCATGTTGTTCTACCAGGCCGCCGCGCCCACGGGCTGGACCAAGATCACCACCCAGAACGACAAGGCGCTGCGCGTCGTCTCCGGCTCCGGCGGCGTCGCCGGAGGCACCAATGCCTTTTCGGCCGTGATGGCGCAGACCAACACCGGCGGGCACACGCTGAGCGCCGCCGAGATGCCGACGAGCCTCCAGACCCAGGGGAACGCCACCATCACGGTCTACCCGGCGGGCGCCAGCGGCAACTACTTCCCCCACTCGCCTTCCGGCTTCGGCGTGGCGCAGATGCGCAACCAGTTCAACGACGGCCCCTGGTATACGCCCTACAGCTCCAGCATCAGCATCGGCACCGTCAACTTCAGCCAGGGCGTGAACAGCATCGCTGCCGCGATCAGCAATGGCGGCAACGCCGCCCACAACCACCCGCTCACGCTGGCGATCCAGTATGTCGACGTGATCCTGGCTCAGAAGCAGTGATGATGACCCCGCGCGCCCTGGAAGGCACGATTTGCCCTCTGCATCAGAAGGACGTGTCGAAGGTATGCCATAAGTGCCCGTGGTTCACCCGCGTCATCGGCAAGAACCCCCAGAGCGAGGAATTCGTGGACAACTGGCACTGCGCTATTGCTGTCCTTCCTATGCTCCTGGTCGAGAACGCCCAGCAGGCACGCGCCACCGGCGCAGCTCTCGAAACCTTCAGGAACAGCACCGTCGAGGCGGTCGTGGACGGCATATCGCAAGGCATTGGCCGGGTTGCGCAACAGAGGCTCCGCATCAATGGCTGAGACCCGCAGCAAGATCGACATCAACGTGCTCGACAATGCCATCAGCATCGACGGCAGGCACGGCACGCGGAAATTCGATGCCCTGAGGGCGATGGGCATCTCGGCGCTCCACTGGGATGGCGCCAAGGGCAAGGGCGAGATGGAGTTCATCGGGCACATCAGGCCGAACCTGATCTTCGACGAGTTCCCGCCCTATGAGGAGTTCACCAGGGACGTGAAGTGGAGGGAACCTCCGGTGGCGCCCCCGGAAATCCCCACGCAGCAGGCACCGCAGGCACCGGCGCCAGGCACCGCGGAAATGAGCCTGAACGACGTCCTTCTGGATTTTGAGAACAGGTTGCGCGCCCTGGAGAGCAAGGCGCCCCTGACCATGGCCGATTTCATCAATTGGATAAGTCATCGTGGCCAGTAACGGCGGCATCACGGAGGTCGCGACCTCCACCATCGAGGCGATGAAGAGCACGCCGCTGGCGGTGGCGCTCCTGGCGGTGAACATGGGCTTCCTCGGCTTCACCACCTACCTGGTGTCCGAAGCCACGAAGAACGCCCGCTTCCGGGATGTGTCGCATAACGAGCTGGTGCTCGCCATCCTCAAAGAATGCGCGCCGACCGCCATTGGAGGCACGAAAGAGCCATGACGACCAAGACCAAGAAGCCGATGGCCATCTCCGACGACGGGCTGGGGGTTCTGACGGAGCGCGAAGGCTGCAAGCTCACTGCTTACAAAGACAGCGTGGGCGTGTGGACCATCGGCGTCGGGCACACCTCTGCGGCCGGGCCGCCCAAGGTGGTCTCCGGGATGACGATCACCGAGCAGCAGGCCAGCGAAATCCTCGACCAAGACCTCGATCAGTTCGAAGACTGCGTGAACACGAGCATCCACAAGCCGATGACGCAGTTCCAGTTCGATGCCTTCGTGAGCATCTGCTTCAACATCGGCACCGGAGGCTTTGCCGGCTCGACCTTCGTCAGGAAGTTCAACGAGGGCGACGTCGAGGGCGCCGGCGACGCCATCCTGATGTGGAACAAGCCGCCCGAGATCGTGCCTCGCCGGCAGGGGGAGTTCGTGCAGTTCTGGGGCGGCTACGTGCCTCGCATCAAGACCCTCTGAAGAGCGTTGCGTTGCGACGAAGGGCGGCGCGACGAGGGACGGAGAGACGAGGGGAGTTGCGTTGAGGAGCGCCGAGCTGCGACGAGCCGAGCCGAGGGGCGTGGAGATGCGGTGCGAAGCGCAGAGGCACGGGGATGCGAGCCGAGATGCGTTGCGTCGAGACTTCAGACTAGCCAGTCGAGTATAGCCGAACAAGGAGAATTGCCATGCCTTTTCCACCCGCTATTCCCGGAGGGGCCGGCGCTCCTAGCCCCGGTATCGCGCAACTCTTGGCGGGGCTTGCGTCCAGTCACGGCTCGGCAATGAGCCTGACTGCACATCCTCCCGGCGGCATGGTTGGTGGCGGTGGGGGTCCGCCGCCTTTGCCGGCGGTCTCTGGGGGCGGGGGTGCTCCGGGAATGATGGGTGGGAACGGGCCGCCACCCCCCGGATTGCCGCCTCCAGGGGGAGGGGGTCTCGGGGCGCCTCCTGCTCTGAGGCCCCCTCCGGGGATCGGGCCCGCCGGCATGGGCGCCGGGCCGCCGCCCATGGCGGGGCCCAAGATTGGCGCAGGGCCCAGGAAACCGCCCGGCAAGGGCAAGATGCGGGTGAAATCCTCACCCGTCCGCGTCTCTTGAGGAGGTTCTCACATGGCCGTGAAATCCTATGCCTGGTCGCTGCGCCTGCACGATGCGGTCGCGGACGGCGCCACCGTGGACGTGCCGACGCCGGGGTTCCTGAACCCGCAGAACTACGACACCGCCAGCACCGGCGTGGTGCTTGACGGGCGCGTGCTCAAGGACACCGAGGTGACTTGTGCCTGGGCCGGGGATTTCTCGGCGGTGACTTTGACCAACGGCATGGGCGCCGCGTGGAACGCCGCGCAGACCCTCTACGTTACGGTCGCCGGCGTGCAGATCGACCCCGGGGATATTCAGGCGAGCTTCGACCAGCTGGCGCAGCGCGTCACCAATTGCGAGAGCAAGGACACCGCGCAGGACACCCGCATGGACAACATGGACGGGACCATCGCGGGCCTCGACGCGCGGATCACGGCGCTGGAGGGCGCGGTTCTAGGGGCGGCCTCGGTGAATAAGAACGCCGGCAATCACGCAAAATATGGCCAATACCGTAAGGAAGACGAGGACCACGACGAGGAGCACTCCGACCGAGGCCACAAGAAACCCAAGTGACCTCTGCATCCACCACAAGGCTCCTGCTGCGCAAGAAGGCGATCCTTCGGGCGCGTGAAGACCTTGTGGCCTTCGCCATGTTCATGTCGCCCGTGCCTGACGACCGCGACGACGTGACCATCAGCCTCTACCGGCCAGCAAGACATCACCGAGTGCTGGGAGCTGCGCTGGAGAAGGTGGAGAAGGGCGACTTCAAGCGGCTCCAGATTTCCATGCCGCCGAGGCACGGAAAGACCCGCCTGGCCTCGCACATGTTCGCGGCCTGGTTCGCCGGGAGGAACCCCGAGAAGTCCATCATCGTCGCGACCTACTCCGAGAAGTTCGCCTGGGACCACGGCCGCGCGGTGCGCGACCTGATCGAGAGTTCGCTTTTCCAGCAGGTTTTTCCCGATGTGAAGCTGAAAGCCGGCTCAGCGTCGGTCGACCGGCTGGAGACCGAAGCCGGTGGCGTCATTTTCTTCCTTGGTCGAGGCTCTGGCGCCACCGGCAGAGGTGCCGACGTGATCCTTCTGGACGACCCCACGAAAGACCGGCAGGAGGCCGACAGCCCAGCCATCCGGGAAAAGCTTTGGTCTTGGTACACCCAGGTCTTGCAGACGCGCCTGATGACGAAGCGCGGCTCCATCGTCATCATCCAGACGCGCTGGCACGAAGACGATTTGATCGGGCGCCTGACGGACCCACAAAACCCGTGTTACTCCCTGGCTGAAGCTACCAAATGGCACGTCATCGACATGCCAGCTCTCGCCCGGAAGAAGGACGTCATGGGCAGAGCTGAGGGTGAGCCTCTCTGGCCCGAACGCTTCGACAAGGATTATCTCGACAGCATCCGCCAGACGGATGTGCGAGGGTTCCAGGCGCTTTATCAGGGCCGCCCAACCCCGGAGGACGGGAGCTTCTTTAAGGCCGTCCACATGCGCACTTACCCGCGCATGGACCGGATACCACCCAAGGATCGACTTCGCTTCTACTGCGCCAGCGACCATGCGGTCTCCCTCGAACAAGGCCGGGACAAGACGTGCCTGATGGCGGTGGGGATCGACGAGCACGATCAGATGTGGGTGATGCCCGACCTGTTCTGGAAGCAGGCCGACACCGCGACCGTGGTCGAATACATGATCCTGATGATGGAAAAATACCAGCCATTGTTCTGGTGGGCCGGCAAGGACCACATCTCGAAGAGCATCGGACCTTTTCTGCGCAAGAGAATGCTGGAGAAGCGGGTGTTCTGCTCCATCGAGGAGCTGCCTCCCATCGGGGACAAGCAGCAGCGCGCCCAGAGCATCCAGGCACGCATGTCGATGATGAAGGTGGTCTTTCCGGTCTTCCCGGCCTGGTGGGCCGAGGCGCACGATCAGATGCTGAAGTTCCCGCAAGGGTCACATGACGACTTCGTGGACACCATCGCGCTCTTTGGGATTGGCCTCCACAAGCAGAGAGGCCAGCGTGCCTTGAAGAAGAAGGTCGAGGCACCGAGGCACATGACCATGGGCTGGGTGATCGACAGCGCCGCTCGCGAGCGCAAGACCGAGCGTGAGCATCGCACGGTTGGAGGTTGGTGATGCCCGTCGAGCAATCTCCCCTGCAACAAGAGATCGAGGCCGCCTTCCTCTCTGGCAAGGCACCGCTGGAACTCCTCGCCCAGCAGGAGGACACGCAGCAGATCAACCGCGAGGAGCCCGATGTCGACGAGCCCCGCAAGGAGCTGGTCAACAAGTGGTCCGACCGCATCAAGCGGGCCAAGAAATACTGGGGTCCGGTCTTCGAGCAGATGCGCAAGGACCAGGACTATGTGACGGGGCTGCAATGGTCCACGGACGCCAAGGACGACCGCTACGTCGCCAACCTGACCTTGCGCATCGTCTCGCAGCGGGTGGCGTTCTTCTATGCCAAGAACCCCAAATTCATCGCCTATCGCCGCAAGCGGATCATGAACACCGCCTGGGACGGGGACCAGAGCACCCTGGTCGCTCTTCAGCAGAGCGCGGCCCAGATGATCCAGCAGCAGTCGATGGGGATGATGGACCCGGCCGCGATGCAGGCCGCCCAGGGCGCCGCCGCGCCCATTCTCCAGGACGCCGCTCAGGTCAAGGAGATGGAGCAGCAGCTCGACAAGATCGCCAAGACCCTGGAATACCTGTTCAGGCAGAACATCGACCAGCTGCCGCAAGACTTCAAGCAGATGATGAAGATGACGGTGCGCCGTGCCTCGACCACCGGGGTCGGCTACGTCAAGGTCGGGTTCGAGAGGGTGATGCAGAAGAAGCCCGAGATCGAGGCACGCATCGCCGATATTTCCAATCGCCTGGCTACCCTAGAAAGGCTCTCGGCCGACATCGCCGACAACGAGACCGACCCCAGCTCGGCGGAGGCCGAGCAGATGCGCCTGCTCCTGAACGATCTCTCCACGCAGGTGGAGGTGGTGGTTCGGGAGGGTCTGACGATGGACTACCCGACCTCCATGAGCATCATCCCGGACCCGAAGACGATGCACCTGCGGGAGTTCCTGGGCGCCGACTGGGTGGCGCAGGAGTTCATTCTTTCCCCGAATGACGTGAAAGAAATCTACGAGGTCGACGTCGGCAAGAACTTCAATGCCTATCGAGGCACGGATGGCGGCGACACCAGCGTCTCCAACCGGGGCGGCTACACCATCATCGAGGACAAAGGCGGGGGCGCGAAGAGCGACACGAAGGAAGGCAACGACGCCCGCTCATGCTGCATCTGGGAACTCTACAATCGTAAGGACGGGATGGTCTACGTCCTTTGTGACGGCTACCCGGACTTCCTTCGCGAGCCGGCAGCGCCGGAGGTCTACACCGACCGCTTCTGGCCCTGGTTCGTGCTGACGCTCAACGACGTGGATCATGAGACGAATATCTTCCCGCCGAGCGACGTGAAGCTCATCCGCGATATGCAGAGCGACTACAACCGGGCGCGGCAGGGCCTGCGCGAACATCGTCGTGCTGCCCGGCCGAAAACCGTGGTCTCCTCGGGAAGTTTGGACCAGGAGGACTTGGACAAGCTGGAGAGCCACCCTGACAATGCCGTCATCGAGCTGAACGGGCTTCAGCCGGGCCAGAAAGTCGATGACCTTCTGCAATCGTTCAGGGGTCCGCCCATTGATCCGAACCTCTACGAAACGGAGCAGCTCTTCGGCGACATGATGCGGGTTTCCGGTATTCAGGACGCGAACATCGGAGGCACGAAGGGCGGCATGAACGCCACCCAATCGAACATTGCCGAAGCCTCCAGGGCCACTGCTATGGGCTCTAACATTGACGACATCGACGACATGCTAACCGGGATTGCGCGCTGTGGCTCGCAAATACTCCTCCAGGAGTGCAGCGTAGACACGGCGAAACGTGTCGTGGGTATAGGGGCGGTCTGGCCCGAGATGAGCCGCCAGCAGATCGCGGACGAAGTTTGGGTCAAGATCGAGGCCGGGTCCACGGGCCGACCAAACCAGGCACAGGAAATCGCGAACGCTGAAAGGCTCTTTCCCATTCTTATGCAAATCCCAGGGATCAAGCCCGAATTCCTGGCGAAAGAGCTGATCAAACGTCTGGACGATAAGCTCGATATCACACAGGCTTTCCAGAGCATGCTGCCGAGCATCATGGCCCTGAACGGCATGGCCTCGCGCGCCGCTGCGGGGGTTCCCATTCCCCCGCCCGGAATGCCGGGCGCCGGTCCCGCCCAAGGGCCGGCGGGCGCCGCTAACGCGCCTCAAGGCCCGCCCCCAGGAGCCCAAAGGCCAGGCGATCAAACAGGGCGGCCGCCGCCAGCGGGGCCAGCAGGACCGCCAGGAGGCGGCCCGCCGGGGCTCCATATCGCCAGCGGGGGACGCGCCGTCGCCTAGAAGCACGAACATGAAGGTGCGCCATGATCGAGGGCCTTCTCGCTTTAGTGATCTACATCGTCGTGCTTGGCCTGGTGGTCTGGTTGCTGCTCTATGTCGTGGCGCAGCTTCCGCTGCCGGCGCCCTTCCCGCAAGTCGCCCGCGTGCTGATCGTGGTCATCGCCTGCATCATCTTGATCTACCTTCTGCTAGGACTGCTGGGAGGGGTTCCGGCACCACGACTGAGATAGCTGCTTGAAGGGTGGCGACCCGACGAGCGGCTTAGACCAGGGTCCGAGCCTCTGATCCCGGCTCCCTCTGGTTGCTCCCGGCGCGCTTTCGCGAGGCGCGCCGGGCTTGCCCATGAAGACGTAGGAGGCACCGATGCCGTCAAAGACGCCGAAGCAGGCCAGAACCATGGCTGCGGCCGCACACGATCCGAAATTCGCCAAGAAGGTCGGCATCCCCCAGAAGGTGGCGAAGGAGTTCAACAAGGCCGACACAGGCACGAAGCGCCTGTCTTCTGCAATGAAGGGAAAGCGAGGCAAGTGATGTCGACGAAAAAGGGACAGGGCGGGGGCAAGATCAAGCGCGGCGGCGGGGGCCGCTGCTAGGCGCGTTTGCGCGTGCCTGAAATCTGATGCTACACAAAGACAACAGGCCAAGGCCATGGCCTGAAGGTGCGGACGTTAAATGGCAGACGATGTAAGCTCGTCACCTGCCGACACATCTTCCTCGCATGTTCCCGACGCAGGCACCCAGCCGGCGACTGAGGCACGCGAGGGTGCAACCGCGACCACGACCACCGACGCGAAAGCCTCCCCGTCAGAGGCGCAGGGCGAAACCAAGGAGACGCTCCTCGAAGCCGTCATGAAGGCCGTCAAACCGGCCGAAGACGACGACGAAAGCGGCTCAGCCGAGAAATCGCCGACCTCGGAACGCGCAGATAGCTCCGGACCCGGTGCTTCCAGCAAGGAAGACAAGGGGCCAGACCTCTCCAAAGACCCGACGCCCGAGGAGCTTGCCAGCTACAAGGCAGGCACGCGGCAACGCATCGAGCGTCTGCTCGGCGAGCGCAACCACTTCAGGGCCGATGCCCAGGTCACGCAGGTGCTGCGGGACTTCCTTGTCGGTAACGACATCGCCAGGGAAGACTTTCAGCTCACGCTCGATCTGGCTGCGGCCATGCGGCGGGGCGATTTCCGTGCTTTCCTGGAAGGTGTGGCTCCCTACGTCGAGCTTGCGACGAACGCATTGGGGCTGACGCTCCCGTCCGATCTTCAATACGAGGTTCAGGCCGGGCGCATCACGCAAGAGCTGGCGGGTCAAATCTCCCGTGATCGGTACGCGAAGGCATTGGCTGACCAGCGCGCCACGCGCGCCACGCAGGTGATGACCGACACCACCAATCACCAGCAGCAGCAGCAGTTCGCTCAGGCTGTCGAGCAGACTGTCTACAGCTGGGAGCAGGGCATCCGTCAGACCGACCCGGACTATGGGCGCAAGGAAGAAACCGTTCGGAACTTCCTTTGGGCCGTCGTCCGAGAGCAAGGACCGCCGAAGTCCCCGGAGCACGCCGTTCAGATCGCGCAGGAAGCCTACGCGCGGGCGAACAACGTCTTCCGGCAGGCGGCGCCTGCTCCCCGCGCAACAAGGGCAGTCCCGAGCAGCACCAACCGCTCTGCGGCACCTGGCGCGCGTCCGGAACCCAAGTCGATGATGGAAGCGGCAATGTTGGGATTGGAGCGCGCCCGCAGGGCATAACCCTGACGGAGCAAGCTCGTGGCTTTTACGGCCGGTGAAATCGCATCAATCGCGAATGCATCTCTGGACTACTACTTCAAGAAGGGGGGCGTCTTCGACCAGACCATCCAGGAGCGCCCACTTCTGAAGCTCCTGGAGGACCGCAAGAAGACCTTCCCCGGTGGCAAGGGGAGCATCTCGCTCGCGGTCGTCGGCGCCTATGGCGACGGCTCCGGGAACGATGTCGTCAAGGGCTACACCCACAACGACACGGTGAGCTTCTTCACGCCGGCGAACATCAAGCGGGCGAACTACCCCTGGCGCGAGCACCACATCGGTCTGACG